TCTTGGTGGAAATTCCAAAAGAATTTCGCTCTGGCCATGAACGAGTGAAAGCCTTCAACGTGTCACTTAACATTCTCGACCATGAGCAAATACAGCTTCCTTCTTGAAACCAAGACCAAAGACTACTTCGAGCTGTTACCAGAATTACGCCTTAAGAAATATGGCGGTTGGTTGGTAGCAGAAGCTATCGAACAAGAGGAGATTGGTAAGCTTCAAAGCCAAGCCACTATTCGTGCTGTTCAGCTTGCAAAACGAATTGCTTCTAACAAAGGCATTCCATTGGACGAAGCCTTTGCGTTGCTTCAAGGTGGCGGGTCTATTACTGAAACAGAACTGCTTGCAGATTTCACGGAAGAAACACTTGCGATGATTAATAGTGGTACTTCTGTGGAAGCCACTAATGCTCGAATGGCCACTGCATTCATTCGGTCACGAGGGCAAGGTCTGATTGACGAAACCTGGGAAGACTTGACTGACTGGGAAGTTGAAGATACGAAGACATTGCCACGTCGCATTATTGCAAAAGTTGTTGAATTCATTTCCGCTGAACAAGAGTCAGAAATGAAGGAGGCTGTTGAATCCACAAAAAAAGCGCAGAAGAAGCCTTCAATTCAGTCGCAGAACGACTAGAAGATCAAGCCAGGAAATTCCTGAAGAACCTTACCGACTGGAATGCCATTTATTTTCGCCTTTCAGCTTCTGATTATAGAGACGATAGGTGGCATTCTCGGAATTTTGGTAAACAGCCAGTAGAGGATGTGAAGGCTGCCCTGAAATATCTTGAAAAACATGACATCATAAAATACAACATACAAAGTGTTGCCATTGCTAAATTTGGGACAATGGCGGCAGGGATGATGGCGGGCAAAAAGAGTAGAGTGAAGCCAGAAGATTTCTTGCCTTTTAGCTCCAGTGCCCTTAAGAAAGAAGATGGCGCAACGGACGCAAGCTTGATCGTGCTGCAGCGTTTGATGAAGACAAGGCGGTTAGATGGCAGGATCATTGCGCTACTTGCTGATGAATTAAAAAACTTCAGTGGTCGCAATCAAGACTAGGAGCTGTAGAATGAAAACAATGATGATAGTGTAAAATGGCCGGTCAAGACGCCCAGCTTTTACTGAAGGTAGGACTTGACCTGACTGCATTTAGGCAGTCGCTAGCTGGGCTAGGAGCAGCTTCTGCAGGATACAGCTTACCCATCAATGTCAAGATCAGCAGGGATGCATTAAATAAAGAACTAGCAAATTTAACCACTGCACTTGGAAAGAAAAAATTTAAAGTAGAGCTTAATATTGCTGGTGGACTAACAGAAAGTCAACTCGGAAAAATTCAAGAAAGGCTTAAGACCCTTGCAGAAACCAAGAAAGTTGAGATTCCAGTAAGCGTTGGAACTGCAGGCGCCACAAAGGCGGAACTGAGGAAAGTAGTTGCTTCTTTGAATCGTTCTGTCAGATACTCTGACGCATTGGTAAATGGCAAGCTCCGTGTGCCTGCAACGATTGTCAGCTCTATTACCAAGACGGATGTCAATGCATTTGCTGTAGATGCCAGGAGACAGTTGGCAGGCATCAAGGCCGGGGTGTCTTTAGAGGTGTCGGATACGAGCATCAATGCATTTAAAGAGAAAATCAAAAGCAAGCTCTCTGGAATTGCTGTAGATGTAACTGCTAATGTCAAAAGTAATTTTGCGGCTGGACCAACAGGACTGGCTGGCTTAGAGGAGTACATGCGCACTCAAGGCGCTTCTGGTGGCCATGTATCTGGAGGGGCGGCCAAGGGTGCGGCTGAAACAGCTCGTAGCGTATTGTTTGAAAAGACAGTTTCGGAGGCGACAAATAAAGATCTAAAACGAATGATGCAAGTGGGGGAGGTGACTGGGCGATCTGGGTTGACCACTAAGTCTCAAATGCAAGAAGCATTAATGAAGCTTGGAAGTGACGCGCAAGAAAAAATTCTTGGTAATTTAAAAATGCAAATGAGCGAGCCTCCTCGCAAAATAAGTCGCAGCTTTTTAGACCAAGTGGCGCGTGCTGTTCTTTGGATGGCAGGTGTTGATCCTGAGTACCTAAGACAGCAAGCGGCTCAGCCAAAGAAAAAACAACCCCAAAAGCCCTTTGGATTGCTGCCTAGCGTTACAGCCAAGGGCTCGATGGAAGATATGATGCGCATGCTCTCCGGGGGTGGCGATGGAGGAGAATCTGGCAAGCTTGCTCTATCTTCCGAGCAACTTAAGGCCAGAGTAGATGCTATCTTGCGCGATTATTTTCGCATTGTAGAAGTTCAAGTAAAGGAGGTATTTGACGCTCCATTGCAATTAAAGAAACAAATAAATGCATTTGACTATTTAGTGCAAGCGCTTAGAGATGCAGAGCAGGCCGCCAAGCAAAGCAAGATAGATGCTGTTGTTTCAAGGTTAATTAATAGCATAGAAGAAATTATCAATAAGGCCGAGGCGAACGCCAGGGCTTCTGCCGCAATGTCACGGTTGGGACAGGTAAATGTCAGGGAAATCAGTAACGCTTCCTTTGTCAAGCCCGGTCAGTTATTGCTTCCTCAGGGTGAAGCCCGTAAAATGCTTCCCGGCAGGCCATCGCAAGCCAGCATTCTGGAACTGAACAATATTCTTGCTGGTGCAATTGAGGCGTATTTCAAGAGCGTAGCTGCAGGCATTCGTAGAGCGCCTATTGACCGCACTCCATTGATTGGCCCTGGAGGCGGTGGTAAAGGCCAGCTAATGCTGCCAGCGGCTGGAGAAACAACAGCGTTTAATCGAATTCGGGTTACTACAGGGGCATCTGTAGGGCAACCAGCGCCAATGCGTGCTCCATCGATACCACCTCCCCTGTTTGCTGGAGGCGGTGGGACAGGCAGTATTCCTCCGCAAGGTGGACGCGGTGGGGGTGGTGGTGGTTTTCTTGGTGGCATGCAATTCAACATGCCTCAACTTCCTGGCACTGGAGTCGTCGCAAGTCTTGGTGTTGAATTTGGGAATGCAGCAAAACAAGTGTTGTTATTTGGCACTGCCTATAAAGCACTAGCCTTAGTTACCGATTTTCCCGCGCAAGTAGGGGCAGCCGTTGCTCAATTACAAGCATTTAACAATACACTGAAATCTATTAGTCCCAGCGCTCGCGAGGCTGCGGCATCCAATCAGTTAATTTTGAGCATCGTAGAGCAATATAAAGTTCCAGTGCAATCCGCTCGCGATGGATTCACTAAGCTTTACGCTTCGATGCAACCGGCTGGCTTTAGTGGTGATCAAATTCGTGATTTATTCACTGGTATCAGCAAATCCGCTGCAACCTTTGGCATGAGTGCCGACAAGGTGGATCGAGTGAATTATGCGTTTGCTCAAATGGCTAGCAAGGGACAAGTGATGAGTGAAGAACTCAAAGGGCAACTTGGAGATGTATTGCCAGGAGCCATGGCAATTTTTGCCGAAGCAGCGGGATTCAAGGGGCCAAAAGCAATACAAGACTTTTCTAAGTCATTGGAAGATGGTGCTTATAAAGGGCAGGCAATGGTGGCATTGCTGAACAATGTAGGGGTGCTTATGAATACAAAGTTTGCGGCTGGAGCTAAAGGGGCGGCTCAAACCTTCCAAGGCGCAATCAATGATATGCAGAATTCTATGACGTTTCTTTATCAAAGCTTTGAACCTGTTGCCGTTGGATTTCTAGGTGATGTTGTCAAGCCTTTGATCACTGGAATTAATCAATTGACAGATGGTTTTAATTCTTTTTTCACGGGAGCAGGAACAAAAACGGCTGGAGGCTTTGCTATTGCGCAGGAGCTGGAAAAACTAAGGCCCACTTTCGAGGGTTTGCGTGCTAATGCAATTGGGCTAGGTGAAGTGCTTGGAGAAGTAACAAAAACGGTTCTTGCCATGGCAAAAATATTATTACAATTGGCGGCCAATCCGTTTGCTGGTTATTTACTGAAATTGTCTGTTATTGCTGTGTCAGTAAATACGGCATTAAGTGCAACGATTGCCATACTAGGAATAATGCGTGGCATTTGGGCCGCTAATGTTGTTCAATTGTTACTTTTCAATGCTCGCCTTGTCACGGGCACTGGCACGCTTAGTGCCTTTAGGGCAATGATGCAAGCCACTGGAGCAACCGCAGCGACAACGTCTGCAGCTATTCGCGCAGCAGGCCTAACATTACGAACATTTTTTGCCACCACTGGCATTGGTCTGATTATAGTTGGGATCAGTGTGCTGATAGAGCGATTCACAAGCATGAATCAAGCGCTTGCAGACACAAAGGCGCAGGCGCTAGGGGCTGCACAGGCCATTAGGTCTATGTCACAAACAGAAGCAAGGCAAGCAGAAAACCAAGCATCAAGAGATGTAGAGGTCTTGCTGAACTTGCAAAACAAAAACAATGCTGGCAAGCAATTTTTACAAATTACCGAGGAACAGAATGCGGCTTTACGCAGGGCCGGAGTTGCAACAGGGCGAATTACTAAAAGTGGCCTTACATCAAAAGAGTACCTTAGCCCAGACATGGGCATTGGCGCCGCTGGTGGTGCTCTTGGTGTGGACGCCACTCAACTTGCTGGCGCATTACAGCAAGCCGAGAGCCGAGTTGCAGAGGCAGCGTACAGAATAAAAACTATAAAATTCGAGGATATACAAGCGCAAATTGCACCAACATTACAAGCAATTCCGTTTGGCGAAGACGAAAAGGCCCAGAAGAAAGCGGCTGCAGAGGCAGAGAAAAAAGCTAGATTACAAGACAAACTTGCGGGAAGGGAGCAACAACTTGCCATAGATGCAGCAAATCGTCAAACAGCTCTCGACGACAGTACTTTTGCCCATAAACTTGCAATGAGTGATGCTCATTACGATCATCTTAAGGCATTGCAGGATGATTCATTTAATCGCGAGATGTCAGGACTTGATTCCATTGAAGCTCGTCAGAAAAAGTTCCAACAAGATTTGAAAGCAATTGAAAGCCGCCGCATTGAAAGCATAAGAAAAGCTGAAATTGACGCTCAAAAAGCTGTCCAAGATTTCAGGACGGCCAGTGTAAAAGTAGCGGCAGCCAGCGGCGGTGGTGGCATGGGTGGCGGCAAAGCGCCTAACGCTGGCCAGGTGATAGACAAAAGTGTGTTTAGGGACTGGATGGCCACGCAAGGCTTTGGGCGTACTACAGGCGATTTCACCAATGCTGGTCACTCTACACCCAATCACATGCTAAACGCAATGGATATGGGGATTCTTGGAGGTAGCGATGCGGAAGCTTTGCGGAAAACAAAAGCAATGGAGGCAAAATTAGCCGCTACTGGTGCATTTGGCGGTCAATTGTATGGACCAACAAGAGATCCCTATGGACATGGAGCAGGCAAAGGCGGAGGCAATATTCACTTACATATCCCTACGCCAGGTGGAAAAATAAAAGTAACTCCAGGTTTATCGCAACTCATGGAGACAGGTAACGTAACAACTTCTCCATCTCAAGTGGGCCTTAAGACAAGGCCTGGCGAATATGCCATGGGTCGCCGTGAAGATAAGGCGAGTGGTGAGTTACTGTTGGATACGCAAAGAGTGCAACAGGAAGAAGAGAAAAAACTTTTAGCCATTCGATACGCAAATAAACTTGCCATTGAACAAACTGTCACTACAATTAGGCAAAACATAGATACAATTTTTCCAGTCAAGGAACAGCAACTTGAAAATGACTTGCTAGAACTACGCAACAAGCTTGAATTGAAAGGCGTATCCAGAGAAGTGATTGACATGGAAGTACAAAAAACAAAGAATGCCAAGGAAAGTGCAGCAGCGCAAGCTTCTGCAATGGAAGAAAGGATCTCTTTTGAAAAAGAATTAGTACAATTGCAAGGCAAGAAAACATTAACGGAAGACGAATCCATTTACATGGGGCACCTTGTTGAAAAAATTGCTGAACTCAATCGAGAAATGGCAAGTCTGCCAAGCAAACAAGAGGCGTTTAATGTTCAACTAGCAAGAACTGCTGAATTGGTTGCAGCACAGAAGACTCCACAGGCAATATTGGCCAACACTGCTGCCGAACTCCAAAAGCAATACGCAGAAATGACTAATTTAGGCACAGTGGCCACCAATGTGGCCAGCACTATTTCCGGGGCCTTTGGTACTGCATTCCAAGGAGTCATCAGTGGTTCCATGACTGCACAACAAGCGCTATCCAGTTTCTTTAAAAGTGTAGGCGAAGCATTCATGGACATGGCGGCCAAGATGATAGCAAAGTGGATGGAAATGCAGATTATTGGGCTTGTGCAGAGCCTGCTTGGTGCTGGACTTGGCGCTTTAGGCGGAGGGTTTGGTCTTGGTGGGGCAGGTAGCGGCACTGGTGGTGCAGTGGGTAGCCTTGGCGGCGCAATGAGTCCCACTACTAGCCTGCCATCATTCTCAGGTGGTGAGTTTGGATCTTTCTCGGGCGGGGACTTTGGAGTGACTAGTTCATTTGGATCATTTGCAGGTGGTGTAAAAACTTTTGCGGAAGGTGGTATCCCGCCGATTGGAGTACCTTCCCTTGTGGGCGAGCAAGGGCCTGAGTTGTTTGTGCCTCGTACTGCTGGCACCGTCATCCCAGCGGACACTACAGCCGCTGCCATGGCACGTTATCAGCGCCAGGGCAGCAGTAGCGCTCCATCCGCAATGGAAGGTCTTCCAGCCGCTGCTGGAGGAATCCCTATACTATCCATGAACTTTGAAACCACACAATTCATGGGTCAGGACTGGGTGAGCAAGGATCAGTTGGTGGCTGCCATGGCTGCAACCGAGAAACGCGCCACTGCTGCCGGAGCCAAGGCTGGAGCCCAGCAAGTGGCGACTAAAATGAGAACATCACCTGCATTCCGCAGGCAAGTAGGAGTCTAATGGCAGTCGTTGTAATTGGTAATTTTCTGACATTCACACGTCACACCGGTGGCTACAGTTATTGGCAAAATTTTTTTAACGACAATGCGGTGCGTTTCGATGGAATTGATTGGAATTTATTGCCATTTATTTATCAAGGCGCACAAAAAACACGCAATGGTGACAATATATCGAGCCAGTTAACACTGCCGACAAATCAGTTGACATTGGCCTGGGCGCGTGATGCAGTTAACAATAACTGGGTGGCCGAAGTGCGTACTTATCAGTTAGACCAAGCGTATGCACCAATCACTCCACCACGGGGGCAAGAATCGTGGTTATGCACTGGCTTGAATTATAATACACAGCAGACACAAATTGAGTTAAGCAGCCCTCTCGATGCAATTGAATCCAGGGTACCAAATTTACGATTCACAGCGAAGCGTGTTGGGGCGTTGCCATCAACAGGTAATATCAGGTCCGATTGATCTTATAGGGCTCCCGTACCGTCTTGGTGCCAATCCAATTAAGCATGGCGCAACCGACTGCGTGAATCTGTGCCGATTTGTGTTGGCATGGCATGGCATTGATACGCCAACACCAACAAGGCAATGGTATCGACGACTCAAGTCTGGTGACATTTCAATTTTTACAGAACAGCTAGAATTATGGGGACATCAAACCACCACAGCAGCAGCCACAACCATTGCGCTAGTTCGCGTGGTAACGGGTTATGCAATGGCGGCTTATTTTGAAGGCGGATGGCTTCATTGCAGCACTCAAACCAGTCGGGTGATATGGTCCCCGTCCGTCAATTCAGAGGTGCTGTACTGCCCTGGGAAAAGCAATTGATGGATTCCCTGGGCATGAGTCCAGAGGAATATGCATGGTATGTAAGTGAAGTAGCCAATATACGGCCTGAACGCAGTGCAGCGTATGACCATATTCCGCATGTGGTATGCGTGCCATTGGTACCATTGGCAATGACCATTGTAGGAGCAGGTCTTAGCTACGCTGCATCGGCAATGGCGCCCAAGCCTAAGATCCCTAGGTCTGATGATCCTAGCGGTGGTAGCGCAGAAAGTTTTGAAGGTGCCAATGTATCTAATGATCGCAAGTTTACAAATGTTGATGGTTTTACTTCGGTTCAGCCAGTCGCACGGCTTGGGGAAATTGCACCGTTGGTCTTTGCTAAGCGGGAGCAGATTGGTAGTGTTTGGTATGGCGGCGTTCGTGCGGAGACAAAACTGCTATGGAGTCAATTGTTAAGCCAGGGCGATGGTCAGGAATTGGTAGCATTATTTGCACTCAATTCCCAGGCAATGGCCAAGCCAGACCTTGAGGGGCTGGCCATTGGCGATACATTGTTAAAGAATTACCAAGCTCCTAAATTTTGTATTTACTATCGCAGTGGAGACGCAAGCAACAGAATTAATGACAGCACAAAGATTGGCGGAACGCTGTTGCCAAGATCTAACAATGATTTAATTTTAGCGGAATATGCCAATGAAGGTGTACAAGCTCTTTTTAGCAGCACTCGCACTCCAACTGGTAGCACTGAATTTGGCACATACCAGCCAGTGCGCAATGGTCAGGACTGGCGGTTGCCATTTAAGCGAGTCAAGGTTCGGTGGGACACTCGCAATGCAACGGCACAGCAATATGAAGCGTTCGGACTAGCAGAGGCAGAGCGCTTTAAGATTCAAAGTTATTATGGAACATTTTGCGGCATTAATAAAATTGACGTTACCGAAGTTGGTGGTGTATATAGGAACAACTTTGATCTAGATGGCAATGAAATTGAATACACGATTTATGCTGACAAAAGCGAGCCATCCAGAGGGTCGCAAGGAGTTGCCGACATCATAAACAAGCGGAAAACACTTGGAGAGCAAGCAGATGCTGCATTTACCATTGGTGAAACTTATTCAATTGGATCAGCCCAAGGCGTTTGCATAAGCGCTAGCACAACCGCCCCATATGACGGGACATTTTCTAAAACTTATAGGTTTAAAATTACTTCTCGCGGCATTGTGATGCTTTTGGGATTAGGGAGCATTAACCATTATGCGTCCTTTAGCGGCCCCTATGGAGCCTTTACAACTGATCTGACAATTTCAAAGATTGCCATTGCGAATGTAGCTACCACCAGGGCCGTCAACCAAGTAGAGATAGGAATCAAGTCAACTGTATACAAAAAATTCAATGGAATTGTAAATTTTGCAGGCATTCCAGCGGAGTCACTTGCTGATGCGATTGAAGCAGGTGGTGGTAATGTAACATATGGTACATACTCTGACTATGGTATTCGCTATTCATTTTTCTACGTTGAATATCGCAAGTCGGTTGGCTCGGAATCATGGCAAAGGGCATATGACAAGCCATTTGGTATAAAGGGGATGGCGCCAGTCGCGCAATTTAATTTTATTCGTTTGGCTTTTTATCAGGGCAGCGATATGTATGAAGTACGTTTTGTGCCATTATCGGGTGGTGAATATATTTTAAAGCATCGACAGGCACGCATCTTAGACGCCAGTGGCGGCAGTTTGCAGACATTTAGATCGCCCAATGGCAATGCCAGCATTAGCTATGTTGGCACTCCTGAAGTTACTGTTGACTGGGAAGAAGCTACAAATTCTGTTATGTTTTATGGCGACAGATTGGCCATACCGGCATCCAATGCAGCAGTCACATCCATTCAGCCAAACTCATTGGCTACTAGCAGTCCACCGGCAGAAGGCGTTTATGCCACTTCAGGCGGAGGGGGCTCGGGGCTCACTGTAAGAGTGAGACACGAAGAACTGTTTGGCGCAATGTCGGCGACTACAATCACTACTGGCTGGCGGCAGCGATGGTTGCATCAGGGTGTTCAAGGAATACCATTGCCAACGAGTGCAGGTCAAACAACAGGCACTATTTTGACACTTTACAATGGTAATCGTGGCAACATAATAGTACCAATTGAACTATATAGCGTTGCTGTTGATGATCCAGTTTACAATGCTGACATGATTACCGCTGGCTATGGTAGCTATACATATGGATGGATTAGTGAGCTACAGGTCAACGAAACCACTCGTGTCGATGGCTTCAATGGTCAAGTGGATAATGGAGACCAATTTTTTATAGAAATACCTCCTGGCTGGTCGTCTTCAGTTACAAGAGTAGGAGTACAACTGAACACAACTGTTACGACAATAACAAAGCTGGACATCGTGAATCCTGGCAGCAACTATACATATCGCAGCACGTTCACTGTAAATGGCACTAGCTTGCCAGCAATCATGATTCTTGGCCTTGAAAGTAAGGCAGCACAATCCGCGAACACAGCCAAGGTATCAATATGGGATGCAGTGTCTGATGTGTATTTGTTCGGCGAAGAAGAGGGAAGCCATGAAAGCAGTCCTGAACACCAAATTGTATACGTAAACGAACAACGTAAAAATCTGACTGCCCCGCTTTACGAAAATTTGGCCTTAAGTGCCATGCAACTACGCAGCGGCAAGGATTGGAGCAGTTTTAGCAACTTTAGCTACTACGCTAAGACTGGACGGATTATTCCGCTGATGATTGATAGTGGTGGCAGTGCAGTTAATTCGCCAACAGACTTAGGTGTCACAGGTGCCAGTCACTTATTCCCTGAGATCTTGCGAAATCTGTTGCGCTCTACCGTCTATGGTTCCGGCGCACTGGTGCCGGAATCAATGATTGATTGGGATGGATTTAGGGATGCCGCTCGTGCATGCCAAGCAAATAAATGGTTTTTTGATGGGGCGATAACCAGCCAGTCTAATGTTAGAGAATGGGCCTATCAGCATGCTCCATATTTCATGCTTGATTTTATAGTAAAAGGTGGAAAAATATCACTTGCACCTGCTTATCCCATTGATCCCGGATCAAGCAATGGATATGCTATTGACTATAATCGAATACCAAAAGTAAGCGCACTGTTCACTGATGGTAATATCATCGAGGATAGCTTGGAAGTTACTTGGTACTCTACCGAGCAACGCATTGCGCCTCAGGTGGTGGTTAATTATCGGCAGGAGATAGAAAATGGCTTTGCTGAAACTCGCAGTGTACTAGTACGGCTGCTTAGTTCAACGGAAGCGGCACCAGTCGAGGCTATCGATTTCACTGGATTTTGCACCAACTTAGAGCATGCCAAAACATTTGCAAAATTGCTCATCCAAGTGAGAGCGAATACCACGCATACTATTACTTTTAAAACATTGCCGGAATCCATTGCCCTTGAACCAGGCGCTTATTTTAAGTTGTCCAGCGTGGCGCGACATGTTACATCATTTGAAAATGGTTACATTTTAGATTCAGGCAGAGTGGTCACGAGTACCAGTCTGAATGGGCAGACTGTGAATGTATATTGGTGGCGGCCTAAGCAGGCTACTGTTGAGCCAGCATCAATGCAAGTTAATAACGATGGAATCGTCACTGATCCTAAGTTTTCTGGAGCAGTCTTTACCGTTTACGATCCTTCTGATCAGTTTCCACGATTATACAAAGCCGAATCCATCAGCTATGATGAAGATGGCCTTCTCGAAATTGGAGCTAGTCATGTTGGCACCAATGCAGCAGGCGCTATTTCTTATCTGGACCTAGACGATAGGAAATTTACAATTGAGGTGCAGTCATGAGTTCGCCCCAGGGACCAGATTTTCCTAGCTTAGTGCCTACCAGCCGGTCAATGGTTCCTGGCGACTTTCCTAGCAAAACATTTTCGTCGCAATCTGGCATTCAATCTACAGTTCAATATGGCAGCCGCCGTAGCGGGCAAACCTTGGAATTGGTTTACGACAACTGCTCAGAAGCAAATGCAGCCGCCATCTATGATCATTATTTGGCATGCAAGGGTACTATTTACTTCTTTGGAGTGCTAGAAGGCGCTAAGTCTGGAAATTCTACATTTCACTTGGGCGATAGCAGCGCAAGTGCATCCAACCGCTATAGCGCAGCACCATTTGGCATGAGATATAAATATGCCGAACCACCGCAATTCACCAGTGTAAAACCTGGTCGAATGTCGGTTACAATTAAGTTTGTTGGGGTGCTTGATTCCTGATGACTTATTACAGCGGCAAGGACGGCACACTGACATATAATGGCACAGCGGTTGCAAAAGTCTCAAGCTGGAGCTTTTCTGCAAGCGTTGATACGCTGGAGACTACAGTTCTTACAGATTCCGACCGCTCTTATGTGCCAGGTTTGCGTCAATTCAGTGGCAGCGCCACGATCTTTTACTATGAAAACGGAGGCAGTACAGCACCTAAGCCGTTGTTGGAGAAAATTATCAGCACCAGCGCCATTGGCGAATCTGATATTTTATCACTCAAGCTTGGCTGGGGCAGCAAATACGTACAGGGCAATGTGATCATCACCAGCGGCGAGCTTAACTGCGCGGTG